GATAATATTGGTGATGATATGACACAAGACCAGAGAGAAAAAGCCCAAGAAGTGGTAGTTCCTGTAATTTTGACTAGAATAGCTAGTATGGCAGCATTTATATTAAGGAAGTCATAATGTTTAAAAAAATATGGAATTGGTTTATAGAAATAATTAAAGAAACTTTAAATCTCTCCTGGACATTAGTTGGTTTAGTAATAGCCACTTTAACTTTGACAGGAAGTGCGCAGCAAATTACTGGACTCGCAACGTTAATTACCTTAGTTGTATGGTTATTAACTATAGGATTTAGAAAAGGTAAGAGTGAGGTTGGCAAAAAATCAGCAAGTAGATAGTCAGTGTGTGTCATATAAGAACGAAAAAGGTACTCATGTTACAATTTGTAACTGCAAGTACCCTAAAAGGTAGGAGAAAAATATGAAATTACAGGTTGTAAGGACACAATTTGGCAAAGATGCTACAAACGGTATGCTTTTCGTTGATGGACTTTTTGAGTGCTACACTCTCGAAGACCAATATCAAGCAGTTAAGGTCATGCATGAAACATGTATTCCTGAAGGAACTTATGATATAACACTAAGAACTGCAGGAGGATTTAGTGACCGCTATCAGAAGAAGTATCCAGATATGCACAGTGGGATGTTGTGGATAAAAGATGTTCCAGGATTTGAATATATCTTAATTCATCAAGGGAATACGGACGAGCATACCTCTGGTTGTCTTATAATTGGAGACACACAACAGGATTTAGACGTATCTTTCAACGGAATGGTCGGAAGTTCGGCAAATGCGTACAAAAAACTCTATCCGAAGGTGGCAAAACAGCTACTTATGGGCAATAAAGTGACCATAGAATATAGCAAAGTACAGTTAGATAAGCAAGAACCATCTGATGTTTATGAAAAGTTAAGTGAACTTAGTGGAGAAATCCAAATACTAACTGCTAAACTTGATGGTAAGAATATAATATAATGTTTGAAAAATTAAAAAGAGCAAGAGACTCTGAGGGAAAGTTTAAGAAAGACTTGTGGTGGACTCCTTGGAATGAAGCATGGAGTTATAAAATGAGTGAAGAACTTAAAGATATGGTTGAGCGAACAGCTTGGACCTTCATTGAGGCTTTCATTGGTGCGTTAACTGTCGCTCCTCTAGTTGGTGTAGACGCTGAAGTAGTTCAGTTGGCTGCATTAGCTGGTGGTGGTGCTGCATTAGCAGTAATCAAGACATACGCTAAAAAGCAAATCTCTAAATAAACATATAGTCTCTCAATAACTGTATACTTGTATTAACAGGATTGGAGAATGTATCACAAAGAAAAACCCTATACCTGAAGAGTGGGGAAATAATTTCTATAAATCAGGATGGAAACCAGGACTAGAAGTCAATGAACAAAGTGGCTTAGGAGAAATAACACACGTCGGAACAGACCCTAATTATAGGGAAAAGTTTGATGACATACTCTTACAATGGGGATTCGACCCAAAATTATACGAAATTGAAGGCTCAGTACGTGCTTCTGCGTGGAATACACAACTAAAAGGTGGAGAAACTACTACTTTTTATGCATTTAAAGGGATTGTACGCAAAAAAGACCCAGGACATGACAAGTATTTTCAAGAATTATTCAAAAAAGCCTCTAAAAAGCCTCCTATAACAAAGAAATATAGCGGTGGTGACACTGCTTTTATGTTTTTTATGGCTGATTGGCAGTTAGGGAAGCGAGATTTTGGAGTTGAGAACACAATCGCAAGGTATGACCAAGCATTACAGGACGCAGTTAATAGAATTAAAGATTTACGTAGGTTGAATGTAGCTATAGATGAAATCTATCTTGTTGGACTTGGTGATATTACAGAAAACTGTACATCTAGCTTCTACGCATCTCAGCCTTTCAATGTAGAGCTATCACTTATAGAACAATATGCTCTTGCACGTTCAATGATAATGAAAACAATAGATACTTTCCTTCCTCTTGCAGACAAGATAGTACTTTGTGGAGTTCCAGGTAACCATGGTGAGATGACAAGGGCAGGAAAAGGTGCAGTTTTTACAGACCGTCTTGATAATAGTGACATTATGCACCTACAAATATGTGAAGAGATAATGGCTGCAAATAAAGAGAGATATAAAGGAGTTAAGGTTGTAGTTCCTAATGATTATCATCAAGTTATAGAGGTTAAATCAATAACTTGTGCCTGGACTCACGGACATATGAGTTCTGGCAGTGGCAATGCAGAAAATAAGATAGAAAATTGGTGGAAAGGGCAAATGTATGGTTTTCTTCCCGCGGCAGAGGCCAAAATTCTTGTAACCGGGCATTATCATCACTTTCGTTCTAAACAACAAGGCGATAGGACCTGGTTTCAGTCACCTTCTTTAGATAAATCAATAGATTTTACAGCAAGAACAGGAATGTGGAGTCATCCAGGAGTATTAACGTTTACAATTAACAAAAAAGGTTGGGATAACCTCTGTATATTATGATTTAAATATCAAACCTGTTGCATTGGTAACAAAGTCCTGTTTTACCATCTAAAACGTCTGTTTGCTCACAATTTCTGCAAGTTATTATGTCATCTTGAATAGTCATTTGATATTAGTGCCTATTAAGACACCTAACATTATAAGTATAAGGTACTGTACTAATTCTATCATTCTTCCTCTTGTTTTTCTCTCAAATCATTCATCATTTGCATGTGAAAATTATAATCTACTGCAAATTGTTCTAATAATTTATCAACTTTTGGAACATTGTGCTTGTTAAGTTTGATACTTGTTTGTGTTACTTCTTGTCCACCACAAGCATTAGCTAAATCAATAGCCCATCTCTTTAATAGTCTTGGCTCTTTAAATATATTTTCTTTGCCTCCAGGCATTAGAAAGCTCCTTTCTTCATAAGTTCCTTTTGTTCTTTAGTTCTGATAATCGCTTCGCATGTTTTAATTTTATAGATAGTCCAATTTTCCTCTGTAACTTCTTTATATTGTTTTATACAGAAGTCATTGCCATCCATATCTGTTGCCCACTCTTTAGGATTATCATTTTTTAAACTACAGAAATGCTTCCTCCTTGGTTTACTTTTTTCAGTAAAATCATGGTTTGGATAACGTTCCTGTAGTTTATTAACAACTTTTTCTAAGTTAGATGAAATGTGTTCCACTATTAGACCCTACTAGAATAGTTGTCTATGATTTGTGAAGCAACTTCACCATTAATGTTCCCATCACCATAAAGTGCTTTAAGTTCATCAAGAAAGTCTTTCTTTTGGTCTGTTGCCTTTGTTACAATGTCATTAACCCACTTCATTTGCTTTTCTGTAGCTGGATTTTGTTTCCACTCATCACTCATCTCATCACCTCCTTGCTCTATTACCTCTGTTTCAAATACTTTATCTACATTATCTATATTACCTGTTGTTCCTTGATACATCTGCTCAAATTCATCAAGAAATTGAGTCATCATATCACTAGACCATTTCTCTACGTCTTCCATGAATCCATCTTCATCAACAAGTCTTGAATAAACAGTTGCCTGGATTTCCTTGCGTTGCTTATCATCACTACAGACTTCCTTCATAACATGATTCATTTGCTCTGCATTTTTCCTGTCTTTCCCTGTAGCTGTCTTAGGCTCTGATACCATTTCATCAGCTATCTTTTGCATCTTTGCTTTTTCTTCTTCACTAGGCTTATTCTCCTTTTTACGCATATCAACTTTTTCTACTTTGACTTTATCATCTTTAAATTTCTGAGTCTTAGCCATTTCCTGCATAGATGGTCGCTTCTTACCACTACCTTGATACATCCAATTAGCTAAAGCTCTACCGATAGCAGATGTTTCACAGTTTTCAACCCAAGAGGTGTTATTTACATAAGCATTACCCTCTCCTTTGGTTTCTTCTGCTATACCTGTAGCTACAGGATTTACATCATCTATATCTTTATAAACTAAAGCTCTAATAATAATAACTTTTGCGTCATCTGAAGTATAAGTTGGCTCTGTTTCAATTCTTCCATTTGGATAATCTGCCCAAAACTTAACTAACCTATCCTCTACATTTTCGTACTCGTCTTGCCATCCCATTTACATATCCTTTCTTTGTTTAACTCTTCCTTTGAAGAAGTCTTCTTCTGTTGACATCGGATTTCCATCCAAGTCAAGTATCGGCTCGTAGTATTCTTTTGACCTACGAATTTCTAATTTATAAATCGTTCCAAATAAATCAAAACGAAACTTTTTAGGTGTCTTACTTATTTTAGTCCACGGCATGTTTGCCCTCCAATATTTTATAAACACGCTGTCTTGTTACATTATATATTTTTGCTATGACAGTAACTTTTACACCTCTTTCTCGTAGTTCCAACATATGTTCTTTTCTTGCTTTAATCATTATTAGCTTCTGCTCTTTAGCTTGTTCTAAATGGTCTGTAATTTGTGTTGCTTTTAGCTCATCCTCTCCAAAAAGATGTTTATGCACATCAGCACCACTAACTAAATCATTCAACTAAATCCCTCATACTTTCTCTCTCTTCTACTGTTGATATAAGTTCATATGCACATGAGTTGTTCGGTAAATCATGTGATAATATCTCATGTCCATCTTCTCTTAATTGGTGGATTGCTCCACTTATTCTTGGTATTCCATATTCATATATAAAAGTCATTGCGTGTATGTCTTTGTTATGAGATAGTCTTGCAACCTCTAACATCCATAACACTTTTGCTTTCTGACTTCTTAATTTTGGAATAGGTTTGTCCTGGAAAAACTCAAATAATTCCATTATTTATTCTTTTCTTTCTTTAATCCTACCCATACAGCAATATTAGTAGTGCTATGAAGTAGCCATAATATAACAAAAGTTGTCAATGCAATACTTAATGTTTGTAATTCGGCACTCACTTTAGATTTTCCTTTACTTCATCAATTATGCTTTGCACATAATTAGTTCCATCGTCTTCTCCCATAACTAACATAATGTTACCTATTAAGATGTCTATTTGTTTTCCGATTCCTAATACAGAATCTGCTAATTGCATATCGCAGCCTAATTCTGTTGCTTTCGCATGAAGTTTTGCTCTAACTCTTTCTCTTTCCTCAAATAAAACTCCGCTAATTAAAGGCTCTTTCATTTCATATCCTCCTCGCACTTACAACAGTAAATGCTTCCTAATTGTATTTCTTTAGATTGTAAGCATAAAGCACAAGTTGGAAGTTCAAAATTGTGAACTTCAATCTTTGTCCAATCAAATCCATTCCAACTTAATCTGAATCCAGGAATACCCATTATAAGAGTACTCCTGTTTCATTTACGTATCTTTTGATTGCTTTAGCAATTCGTTTTGCTCCAATCTCGTTTGGTTCAATCTCGTTGTAATAACAGTTTGGTGACATTACATCCCTAACATCTAATACATCATAAGATGATTTGTTATTACGTGAGTTTTTATCCCTAGCTATTCTTGATATTCTGTCATTCCACATACTTACAATGGCTCTAGCTGTGTAGTCCATTCCGTAAAATCGTTGTGGATTGTATGCGAAGTTTCCCTCGTACACTGTCATCATCAAATAAGTAGCTTGTGGTTTAAATTGTTGCAACATAGTTTCGTATGCCATTGACAATTTATCTAACTCACTGAGTAATAAACCATTTAACAAGTTTGTGTCATCAATTTCACTCACCATTGAAATAAGTTTCAATAGGTCGTTTCCTCCTGCACTAACTACAACTAATTTAGAGTCGGCGTTTATTTGATTTGCTTTATCAATACAATCAAATATTGTGTCACCATCTCTGCTTTGGTCGTTTATCATACTCATGTATGTTTCGTTGGCGTAGGCTTCTGCGAAGTATTCCACAGTTCCTTTGCCTGTTCTAGTGTAGGATTTACAATCAATAACACTATCACCAATGAATGTGATTTCTGCTCGTTTATTAATGTGTTTCTTGTTCAACTTAGTCTGAATAGTATTTCCATACCACGTTTCATCCTGGGTTGAGCTATTTCCATCAATAAACCAATCATCACCATTTGGTAAGTCATGTATTTTATTGGTCATATTTCCTTTCTTTTTGACAATCTATATTAACATATCTATATATTTATAGGAAGTTTTCTTTCTGTTTCTCTCTCTATTGCGTGTGTTTTTGTGGCCTGGTTCGCCAGGTCCACCAGGTCCTGCAGCTTCCTGGTTGATTTGGGGGATTCTTGGGGGATTATAGACAAGAAAGACTAGCTTTCGGTCACATTCTAAACAGGGCTGTGTTGAATGCTCCTAATTACTAGTCTATCTCTAACTTCTAAATACTTGTTGCTCCTATTCAAACAGAAAAGTAACTTGTATTTATTAGTATGTTTCTAACTATACTACTCCTGGAATTTATGCAACAGTTGTTTACATTATATTTTGTATCTAGTATTCTTAATAGTAAGTTATGAAAGGTAAATAATGGCTATTGGAATAAAAATGGAATTACAAGATTGTAGTTCTGAAAATGGCTCTCCTAATGATTGTGACTGTAATAGACATTGGTGGTGTGAGGAATTTGCACCATTGGGTAATCATTGGGTAAGAGAAGACAAAATAGCAATGGGTCAAGCACGATTAGGTGTTTGCTTTGCCTGTTCAAGAAAATCGTTAAAGAAAGGTAGCTAATGTGCAGTATCTGTGGAAAGAGAATGCGTGAGGTTGATGACAAACATAATGCTCAACCTGTCGCTCTCGGTCACGCTTGTGATTATTGTAATTACAATGTAGTGATTCCTACACGAATAGTAAATTTAACTAAGATGTCTAACGCATAAGATTCCCTCTTATACAGTACGGACACGAGGTGTTGAAGGGTTAGTTTGATGATTTCTTTCCCTTCCTCACCTTTTTTTGTGCTTTCTCTCTCTATTTCCTCCAGGATTACGCAGATGCAGCGCGGATGCAGCTAACCAGGCGCTGACCAGGCACCAGCATCTCCTGATTTGACCAGATTTTAACCAGGATTACGCTCTCCAGGTATGTTTAACTGACATATCCCTGTATTCAATCAAAATAGGTACACAACATGATGTATGTGTGCCATAACTACACAATATATAGTATGTATGTAGCAAGATAGGAAATCTCTGTGTTGCTTAACCAGGTGATTTTCCCTGGCTTTCAAGGCTGGGGTTCAATGTGGGGCGGCGTCTCGTATATATGTATACCCTCTAAGAATATGCTGTTAACTAAGGGTACAATATGTAGTGGTACTATATATAGTGGTGTACCTAGAATAGGCTAGTAAAAGAAGTGTTCTTTTTATTTTAGTGTTATCTAAATAGAGTAGACCTTGAGCTACTACTTACCCTGTGTCATCCCTCCCAAACCGATAACAAATCTATTTATGACTTATTTTATATTATGAAGTAATAGGCTTTAACCCTAGTTACCATGGACCTGCTAAGCCACTTTATTGAAAGTTAATAATCAAGAATCCTTTTCTAAAAGCAGGAAGAACACTCTGATTGTTAGAATAAAGTTACCACAGATGTTTTCTTTTTACAAGTTTATGTTATTATTGACCCATAGGTTGCAAGAAATAATTCTTTATTCATTGCATCCTCCTTTCTGATTGAACGACACTATAGGACGCTATATAAGCCCTCACGCAAGTGAGGGTTAGTCGTTTTAGGAAACCTAAGAAAAAAAATTTTTTTTACACACCTATTTTCTAATCCAGGTATATTTAATATACAATGAGAATAGGAAGTTTATTTAGTGGTATCGGTGGATTAGAGTACGGACTAGAACGGTCTGGACTAGCTACCTCTTCAGAATGGATGATAGAGATGGACGAATACTGCTGTTCTATATTAAGAAAAAATTTTCCAAATACATTAGTAATAAATAAAAGAGTAGAAGAAGTAAATCCTTTGGACTTACCAGAGATAGATGTGTTGACTGCAGGATTTCCGTGTCAGCCTGTATCTGTGGCAGGTTCGAGGAAAGGAGTTAAAGATGAAAGATGGTTATGGGATGAAGTATGGAGATTTATTGATGTACTTCGACCGAAATACTTTATCTTGGAAAATGTCCCAGGAATATTTACAGCAAACAAAGGGAAAGCCTTTGAAAGAGTTATCAAAGATATTGCCGAGAGCAGGAGCTATAGATTTGAATGGCAAATTATATCAGCAAGAACAGTTGGTGCAGCACACCTTAGAAAAAGATTCTTCGGAGTTGGAACATTGGGAGACACCGAACACAATGGACCACTTGAATCCGAGGACAGGGGAAGCATTGGAGAACGTACTATACAGAGGCGACAAGGAGAGGAAGTCCAAGAGAAAGTCAACAGGAAATCTGAGGGAGAATCCAAAGATAACTCAGTACTCAACTCCAAGAGCAAGTCAAGCAACGAAACCAATAAACAAACAAGCTCCGTCAGTGAAAGCAGGGAAGCACGGCTCAACATTGGAACAGGATATGGGAGAGAACAATCCAGGGCTGATAGGGAAGAGGCTGAACTATGGATGGGTAGCACGGCTTATGGGTTTTCCAGATGGATGGCTAGATTAGGTTTACTTAATGTATGGACAGGCAATATAAATAATTGGAGAACTCCAACAACAGCAGATAAAAAAGAAGATGCTTTAAAACACGCAACTAAGTTACTACAAGGAAAAGATACTAGAGCGTCAGGTGAATCTGTACAAATAACATTAGCTGACCAAATAGCTATGGATGATATAAAAAATAATCCTAAACTATTTGAAAAATATAAAGACCACATAATGATGAAAAGACCTGACTTACCTGAACAGAAAATCTTTGTAGATTATTTAAGAAGTATCACTTCTATAAAAGAACTATCTGAAAAGACAGATATAAAAAAATCTACTATAGAACATTGGTTTAGATATGATACTTCAGGATTCAGTTATCCAAATATAGAAGATTGGAATAAAATAAAACCTTTTTTATCGGAAGTTAAATACGATAAAGAAATGACAACTCTTGAATCTTTTGAATGGAAAGGCAACAAACATAAATTTGGAACACCTTTAACAAGCTCTGAAAGACCTTCTATAAAAAGAATCCTTGAAGGAAACAATCCTAAGAAACAATTAAGTGAAGACCCTAAAGTTTATTTTGATGAAAACTATGACATGTGGGAAGTCGGTATGCCCAGGTCCATGGAAAATTATGAAGGAAGAAAAGAAAAATTAACAGCTTTAGGTAACGCAGTAGTTCCTCAATGTGTAGAACTTGTTGGAAGATTAATATTGAGAGCTGATGAATTAGGAACTTTAGTTTTTGACAACGATATAAAATAAATTGTACTAATATAAAAATGCGTCTGGGGAGACGCCATATAAGTAAAAGTATATGACACTGTACGACAGAACTGCACTTCGGTGCAGTTTTGTGTTATCATAAAGAAAAAGGAGATAATATGCCGTACACGAAAAAAGGAAAGAAAAAGAGATACCCTTCTAAGAGGATTAGTAAGAAGAACTCTTAGTTTTGATAAAAATTACTTGCCAATTATGTGGTGGAGTGTTATTACCTAGCAAGAAAATGAAATGCCTAAATAAGGAATGTAAAAATTATGGCAAAAAATAAATTATGTTACGCTGCAGGATGTCATAGACCTCTTCCTAAAAGCAGAAAAAAATACTGTAGTGACAGATGTTCTAATAGAATTAACATGCAGAAAAAACGTGCTAAAAAAGCAGGTCTTGATTGGGAACAAGAAGAAGATACATTAGTTATACCTAGTCAAAAAACAAATGTGCAATCAAGAAGAGGTAAGGTTTATGATGACATTGTTGAATCAGGTTTAGCCCAGGAAATATTAGAAAAGAAAAATACAATTAAAGGTGTAGCAAAGATATTAGAAACAACTGATGGAGCAGTATCTATGGCCTACTCTGCTTATGTTGAAGATTTAGAATTAGAAAAAGCACAAGATAAATGGTCATTACCTCAAGTAGCAGAAAAAACATTATCAGACTTTAGTGACTTTAGAGAAAGATATTTTCAAACTGAACAAGGTGTAGCGTATGAAACACCTGATTTTCATATTAAATGGATAGAACAAATTTTAGAAACTATTGAAGAAGGTGGACAGCATATGATACTATCACCGCCTCGTCATGGTAAAACAGATTTATTAATACACTTTGCTGTATGGTTAATTTGTAAAAATCCAAATGTAAGAATACTTTGGGTTGGAGGTAATGAGGAAATATCTAAGAACGCAGTTAGCTCTGTTCTTGACCAACTAGAAAGTAATGAATTATTAATAGAAGAGTTTTGTGGACCTGGAGAAAAATTTAAACCAACTTCACGTACAGGTAAAGCCTGGTCACAAAGTGGATTTACTGTAGGAACAAGAACTGTTACAGGAATTAAAAGTCCGACAATGGTTGGATTAGGACGTGGCGGTAAGATACTTTCAAGAGACTGTGACATAATTATTGCAGATGACATTGAAGACCACAGTTCTACTATGCAACCATCTAGTAGAGAAAATACAAGAAATTGGTGGACTACAACATTATCAAGTAGAAAAGAGGAACATACAGCTATTGTAGTTATTGGTTCAAGACAGCACTATGACGATTTATATTCTCATTTGTCTGAAAACGAAAGTTGGACAACAACAATAGAGGAAGCACACGATACAGCTTGTACATTACCTGAAGAAATGGAGCATACAGATTGTATGTTATGGGGTTCTAAGAGAACACACAAATGGTTAATGGATAGAAAACGTGCTGCAGAAACTACAGGTGGTAGAGCGATATATGAAATGGTTTATCTTAATGTTGCTATGCCTGAAGGACTTGCATTATTTGATAGAGTAGAAATAGAAGCATGTAGAGACCAAGGTAGAGATATAGGAAAAGTACCACCTGGAACTAGACTTATTGCAGGTTTAGACCCTGCATCAACAGGTTATCAGGCTGCTTTTTTATGGGCTATTGATGTTGATAAAAATGTTTTACATATGGTAGATATGAACAACTCTTTAGGAGGAGGTATTCCACAAGCATTAAGTGTAATTAAAGAATGGTGGATGAAATATAATTTATCACATTGGGTTATTGAAGAAAACGGTTTTCAAAAAGCAATAAGACAAGATAGAAGTATTAGAGATTTTGCTTCGACTCATGGTATATTTTTAGAAGGACACGAAACTCACAACAATAAATTTGACCCAATATTTGGTGTTACTGCTATGAGACCATTATTTACTGAAAATAAAATTTCTTTGCCATATTTAGGATTTGAAGCTCAAGAAAAGGTAAACTTATATACGAGTCAGTTGGTTTATTTTAGTTCTGCAAAAACTAAAAGTAAGTCAATAGGTACAAAGACTGATATAGTTATGGCTAGTTGGTTTCCTATGAAAGCGATAAGACGTATGCAAAAAGAACGTTTTGCTGAATTAGGGTACGATTATAATCCTAGCTTTTCAGGGTACGAACCTAGTAGTATTGATATAGATAATTGGAGATAGATGCCTTTAAATAGCGATAAATTATACGATAAAATTGATTACCTAAGAATAATTAATAGAGACAATCTTCTTGATAGGTCACGTGTAAGAGACATTATGAATGGTGGAGAAGCTGGAGTTAAAGCCTTATTGGGTGATGGAGCTAATGTTGAATATCATCAATTACCAGCACCTAATTTATTTTTAACAGCTTTAGATAGATTTGCACAAAAATTAGGTAGAAGTCCTGATTTAAAAGTAGATATAATGAACGAAAATGATTCACAACGTGCAAAAAAGAAATCTGAAAAACTAGAACGTATTGTCATGGCGTATGACAAATATTCAAAATTAAATATGCAATTACCACAAGTTGGTAGATGGCTACCTGGTTATGGTTTTGTTGTTTGGACTATAGGACATAGAAGAGATAAAGATGGTAATCCTTATCCTCATGCAGAATTAAGAGATACTTTTACATGTTATCCTGGATATTTTGGAAATGACCAACAACCAAAAGAATTAGCAATAATTACAAGAGTTCCACATAAAATACTTGCGGAACAATATCCTAAAGCTAAAAGCCATATTTTTGCAAGAAATACAGATGACGAAGTATCACCGTATTCAGCATTATTAGGTTACGGTGAAAAAATGAATAATTGGTCTTACTCAAATGGTGATGGAAAAGTTGTAGTTGAGTATAGAGATGAAGAAGGAACATACGTATTTTTACCTGAAAATAAAAAAATTATAGATTTTATGCCTAACCCTTTAAAGTCAGGTCCTTGTTTTGTAGTTGCTAAAAGATATGCTTTTGACCAACTACAAAGTCAGTTCCAACACATTACAGGACTTATGGCTAACATGGCAAAGATTAATATTCTTGGAACTATTGCTATGGAAGATGCTGTATTTACAGAAACCAATATTGTTGGTGAAATAGAATCAGGTAAATATAGAAAAGGTAGATATGCAGTTAACTACTTAGCACCAGGTTCAAATGTATCAAAACCTGTTAACAATTTACCGTATCAATTATTTCAACAAGTAGATAGATTAGAAAGACATTTACGACTAGGAGCAGCTTATCCTGTATCTGATGACGGACAATCTCCAAATTCATTTGTTACAGGTAGAGGATTAGAAGAACTTGGTACATCAGCATCATTGCATGTTAGAGAATATCAAACTGTTTTAGCAGATGCTATACAAGAACTAGATGCAAAAAGATTAGAATATGATGAAGAAATGTTTTCAGGTGTAAGAAAACCTATGGCAGGTTATCATAAAGGCACTGCTTATAAAGAAACATATTCTCCACAATCTGATATAAAACAATTTTACACAACACGAAGAGTGTATGGTGTAATGGCAGGATTTGATGAACCGCAAAAAATAATAACAGGACTGCAATTAAAACAACAAGGTATTATTGATACTCAAACATTACAAGAAAATATGGATGGGTTAGATAATATAACAAAGATTCAACAAAGAATAAATGCAGAAAAAGCAGAAACAGTTTTATTTGAATCTCTTATGGCACAAGCTGCAGAAGGAAATCCACAAGCTACAATGGCTGCTATAGAGATAAGAAAAAATCCTTCAAAAATGTCAGAAATATTAGATAAGTTTTATACATCAGAAGGTGAAGAACCAACTCCTGAAGAATTAGCAATGATGGGAATGGGTGGACCACAAATTCCTACAGGACCTGGAGGTGGATTACCTGGAATAGAGCAAGTCATAGGAGCTTTAGGACAACAAGGAGGACCTCCTAGTGGATGAACAAGAAGTGTTAGTTAAATTTATGGATATGATTAACCAAGAAGATTGGAATACTGATGCATTTACAGGAGATGCAGAAATACAAGAATCAAGAATAATGATGACAAATTTTATTACATTACCTACACCTCATCCTGATGTTTTTATAAATATACAATTTGATTATGAATTTAATCCAGAGTTAGGAGATGAGTTACGTGGCGAAATTCAATAGAGGCAGAAGAAATTCTGCATTAACTGAAGCAACTGATATGACAGGTGGTGGAGCTTATGCAGATATTGTTGTACCTCCACAAGCAGACGGTGATTCATTTGGACAAACAAAAGATTTACAAACGCAAGTAGACGCTGTAAGTAATCCAACAGATGCTAGTTTAGGAAACGCAGCACCTATGATGCCACCTTCACCTGTAAATTTAGGTGCAGCAACAATGAAACCAAATGAACCAGTTACTTCAGGTATACCATTAGGTGCAGGAGACAATGGTGGATTAAACATGGGAACAGATACAGTAAATAACTTTATTCAAGCTGCTAAATTAGAATTTCCTGACCCAATATGGGATGAATTGTTAGATGCGTAATGTATTACCGCACAAATTTTAATTTACCATTACACAAAGAATCTTTAGCATCTTTTAATTCTTTAAATAACGAACAAATAAATTCTTTTAGAAGAAGCATTACGCCTGAGTTAGCAGAAAAAATATTATCTATAGCTAAAGCATATCCAACATTAGATAAAAGATTAGCAGTATATACAGGATTATATGGATTAGAAGCAGATGATGATTTAATATTACGACTTGCACAAAAACAACAAAAGGCATTAGAAAAACAACAAAGAAGTGTTAGGCAGAGTCAAGTTGGTTGGGGTAAAAGAGCAACGCAGTTAGGATTTTTAGCATTAGATGCACCATTTCAAAACATATCACAAAATTTTAAATCTACTGTTGTAGCAGCACAAGAAACAGGAATGCCTGTAGGAAAAGCAGTAGCTAAAAATTTACTTACAGCATTTAGTCCATCAGTAGAATCTTCAGATGCAGCTAGAGAATCATTATTAGGAGAAGAATTTGCTAAAACATACAGGGCAACTAAAGAAGCATATGGTCCTACAGAATGGAGAAGAGCTAGAGAACAACAGAAAGCAGGTAATCCTTTAAATTTAGGAACAGGTATTTTACCTAATTCTATGGATTTACAAGATACAGAAGTATATAGAAAAGAAATAAAATTAGGTAAGACACCATTAGAAGCGTATACGATTGCTGAACAAACTTATGGAAAACCAATAACAGATGAATTTGAAAAAGATGAATATAGATATAAATATACAACACCACAAGGAGAAAGAGTTCCTATATCACCTGGAAGAGTTGTTGCAGGACAATTTAGCAAAGAAGGTGATATATCTTATGCATTAACAAGTACGATAATTGACGGTGCATTTAGATTGGGTGCAGACCCAATAAACATTTTATTAGGTTACGGTTCAGGAATTAAAACTGCAGCTAGAAGTGTTGTAACACAAGCTGCTGTAGATGATTTTGTAAGAAATACTCCAACTATAGCAAGAGCATTAAAAACTTTAAAACCTACTAAAGGAGGAAGAGAAGCTAGAGCATTAACATTTGGAAAAACAGCAAATCAAATACTTGATACAAAATGGGGAGATGAATTTGTAGATGCTATGACTCAAAACACTTCTGTAGCTAGATTACGAATGATACCTGGTTTTAAAAAACTTGACCCTAGAGTTTTAGATTATTTAGCAAAAGTAGGTGACAAAAATATAATGAGAGAATCACTTAGAAGTTTAATGAGACAAGGTGATTTTTCAGAACTTATGATTGCACCATACTCAGGTGCTTTTGTTGGAGATGAAATAAGATTAGCTGCACAAAATGCACCATTAACAAAATTACCAATGCGTAAAAGTTTAGTAGGTGAAGCATCAGACGCATTAGCTAAAAGATTAGGTGGAAGTACAGACGTTGCACCACTAAGAAGAACAGTTGGTGCGTTTATGGGTAAAATGAAAAACGACCCATTTGCAGGTTTGGTAGGAATGGGCAGTCAATTAATGTACAGCCTTCCTTTAAAAACAAGAAGATTATTTGATTTAGCACCTGATAAATATGCAGCAGTAACACAAATTGCAGAAACAGTAAACAACATAGAAGGTTCTTTAATTGCTATGGGAGAAAAAGAAACTTTAAGAGATTTATATATAAAAGAAATATTAGAATCAAAAAATCAACAAGATGTTGTTAATGTTGTCGAAAAACTAAATGAAAGAATTGCAAAATTTGTAGTAAAAAATAATCCTGATTTAGCTGAAGACCCAGATGCACTTGAAGAAATGATAAGAGTTTCAAAGGTGGTATCTAATACTTTAGAAACTAAAAAATATTTTTATGATGCAGATGGAGTAGCATTATCGTTTCCAGGAACTAAAATTGAATATTTAGCTGATGCAGTTCAAAAAGCTGATGGTACTTTTCAAAGTAAAACAGTAGCTGCACCTACAGCTTTAACTATGTCTCAGTTTGCAGAACATTTTGTTCCTTTAATTGATTATCAACAATTAGCTAAAGCAGGTAAAAGATTTAATAGATTAGTTGGACCTAGTGGGAGTAGATTAAAATCTGTCATGTGGCATGACCCTAAAGCATCTGCTTTTTCTAAAATTAATCAACAGTTTTTTAAAGTTCCTAGAAAAGCATTTGTACCTGACCCTTCAAGAGGCGGAAGAGTATCATTATCTCCACCAGGAAACGTAGATTACGTATATAACGATATTGTTATGCAAAGAGTATTAAAACCATCATGGATGTTACGTTTAGCATTAGCGTTAAGAGTTCCACCTGAAGAATCAGTTCGTCTAGCATATTATGGAGGACCTAATGTATTTTCACATCCTGTACTTTTAACTTCATTAAAAAGTGATATTGGACGTAAAGGTAAAACTGTTGTACAGATGCAAGGAAGTTTAGGAGAACAGTTTATGGCTACAAGATTATATAATGAAGAAGCAGAAATGTTAGCTGAAATGATTGGTAACAAAGATTTAGTAAATTCTATTACTAATTTAAAATACGAACAAATTGAAAAATCAATTAAACATTTACGATTAAATGTAAATGCAGCAGGAGAAGTAGGCGATTCTTATTTAGCATCTTTTTTACGTGGCGACAATATGACAGATTATGCTTTTGACGAAATAATTGGTGAATTACCTAAATTAAAAAAACAAAAAGTTACTGACCGTAATGTTAGATTAATGGCTGAAGATATAATGAAATGGGATTTAGACGATATTGAAAATGCTGTTTTAAAAATTGATGGTACAACATTAGAAGGTGCTGCTGTTTCAGTTGCACCGTATAAAAGTTTAAAAACAACAATAGATAAAGCAGAAGAAGGTTTTCAACAAACTATAGAACAATATTTATCACAACCAAATGTGATGAAAGCATTACAAAAAGAAAATCATGTATTACAAGTTACAAGAAATTTTGCAGGAGATGTAACACAAGGAGAAGCATTAGTTCCTCCTACATTAATTGATTTAAATGTAGGGATTGTAAACAAAACTGTTAATAATATGACTTTTCAACAAGCTAAAGATACTTTAATAAACTCTTTATCAATAGCTATTAAAAGCCATGAAAGATATGTTTACCCTACTAAAGCTATGGTAGAAGCATTAAGTAAACAAGAAAAATTATATAAGTTAATAGATTTACGTGGTCAAATACCAAGAATAAGAATTTATGACGGTATAGATAATATAAATATTGATTCTGTAGTAAAAAAAGAAATTCTTGAAGCTATGTTTGAAAGTAATTTTAATACAGCAAAACTAATTATGAAGAAAAAAGGTGGCTATGCACAAGCTGCACCATCAGGAACTATTTTTAATGGTGACCCTATGTATATACAAGCTCAGTCAAATCAAACTTTATTACAAAGATTTTTACCTGGTAAAAATCGAAAATCAAAAGATGAAATGTATTTAATGGCTAAGAAACATAAAAATACAGGTTCTGATGTAATACAAGAAGAATGGTGGTACGGATTTATTGAAGATTTATTTAGTGTAACAAAAGACCCTGCATATGTAATAGTAGCTAGAGATGGTGTTGAAAATGCAGTTGAGTATTTTACAAAAAATATTAATGGTAAACAATACATACAAGATTTAATAAAACAAAGTGATGAGCCAGAAATAAGAAGAATATTAGAAAAAGAATCAGAACTTAAAAAATGGTTACAAGCTATTAATTACGATATTGCAAGATTACAAGGAAATCCTTCAAGAAAAATTAGAAGAGGAAACAGAGGAATATCTCAAAGACAAGCTAGAGAAATAATACATAATGCAGAAGGAGAAATGATTCTTCCTGATTATGAAGCAGATTTATCATTAGGTTCACAACAAGTTAAAGAATTTATTGCTAATAGCGGATTTTTAAATGGAGAAGATTGGCTTGAACTAGCACAAAAACATGCTGTTTTAAATAACAGAACAAGAAGTTATTATGGAAAATTTTATAAAAAAGTTAAAAAAGCATTTAATGAAGACATTGTTGTAAACGGATTAGGACCTAGAGAACAAGCATATCTTAAATCAGGGTATGATTTTAACCGAGGTGCAACATATGAATCAACAATGGAAAAATGGGATAAAGTATTAGAAGCAGGATATAGAAACTTATTAGCAAAACCTTCTGATTGGTTAAATAGAGACCCAATGTTTAGATGGTCTTTTTATACAGAAGCACCAAATTTTATACCTACTTTTGATGAAAAAACAACAAAAGAATTTTTAGTAGGTGCAAAACCTTGGATTGAAGGTAGTCAAATGTGGGATGATATAGTCCGTGCATCAAAAATACCTAAAATAAAAGAAGAAGTAAGTGTTACTAGCCTTGAACAAGCAGAACAATTATTGAAATATAAAGCATTAGAAAATGTAAAAGACTTACTGTATGCAAGTTCTGACAGACATGTATTGTCTGATGTTATGGCTACGTATGTTCCATTTCCTGAAATATGGCAAGAAGTTGCAAAGACATGGGGTAAATTAACAATAGATAATCCACAAAAATTTAATAGAACACGTATAACTATAGACGCAGGTAAAGAATCAAAACCTTGGGATACACACAATGCTTTCTTTGAAACAGACCCTGTAACAGGAGAATTAATGTTTAATTGGGTTGATGTTGCTAATGTAATGACATTTGGTGTAGCATCCATTCCAGGACAAATGGGATTTGCACCTGTGCAGTCAGCTTTATTAGGAGAAGATTTAAGAGACGAAGGTGTAAAAGTAAGACCATATGGATTCTTAGAAGGTTTAAACTTAGTAGCAGCTAATGGTTTTTCACCTGGTTTTGGTCCTAATGTACAAATGGCTTACAAATTATTTACAAAATATTTTCCTACACCAAAATTTTTAGATAATTTTATTTTAGGAAACTTTAATGCACCTGGTGGTGGTTTTAATATTGCTGATGAATTACCAGGTTGGGCGAAAGATATTATATTAAAACAACCATTTATGGGTGATGGTGCTGCTTCAGAAGAAATGGAAGCATCAGTAGCTGCAACAGTAATGGATATATATACTATGTATTACTATGCAGGTAAATGGACGCCTGATGATACTGAATCACAAAAAGCAGCATTAATAGAAGCTATGGATGCAGCATCAAAACATTGGATTATTAGAGGAATGGCTAAAGGTGCTTTTCCTACAGCTATACAACCACGTTATGAATTAAAAGATAAAAATGGTACTTGGTGGGGAATACAGGTATTAGCACAAAAATATCAACAGATGCTAGAAAATAATGACTTTGATTATTTTGTAACATCACAACAATTTATTACTAGATTTGGTATTAACCCAATACCATTAAGACAAGCAACTACTGAAAAGAAAGGTAGATTTCCTGCTAGAAAAGAATCATTTAAATTTTGGCAACAAACTGAAAATAAACAATTAATAGAGGAATATCCACAAACAGCTATATATATAAAGATGGATAGTTGGGATGATGAATTTTCATACCCTGCATTTTTAGAAGGTTCTGAAACATTAGACCCACAAGACTATAGAAGAGCATTACAACAAACACTTCTACAATTTGAGTTAGAAGAATACAGACAAGATTTAGTAAATGACCCATCAATGACTGACTCTGCTAGAAGAGAAGCATATACATCAAAAAAGAATAAATTAGTTGACGAATACAAAATGATTCCATATGGAAACATAGGTAATGCAATTATTAGAGCAGAACAAGATTATGTAATGCAAGAATTTAGAATGTGGGAAGACAATGAAATATTAAAAAATTCTGCTGAATATAAACCTCTTAAATTATTCTTAGATAAATATGATGAAGCAATAAATGTAGTATTAAACGGTGGTACTTTTACTGTGGGAGATGAGAGCTATACTGTATATGGTAGTGGTGTTAAAAATAAGACTGCTGCAAACTTAAAAGGTAGTAACGAAAATACTGCAGCTATAAGGATATTGTTAGATAAATATGCTAGACAATTAGCTAATGAGTATAAAGATACTAACTTTATAGACATGTATTTAGGTAACTTTTGGAAAGAGCTAGATAACAGAAGATATGAGAAGGATTTTTAAATGAGTCAATACTTAGATGAGAAAACGTTAGAAGATATACAAAACTATCTTGAAGGACTAGATGAAACAGGTGGTTTTGCAGATTTCCAACAAGAACAAGGCATACAAGATTTCTTAATAGAAATAACTAAAAACATACAAGTACCAATAAGAACGGAACAAGATGGTAATTATCTAGGTATTACAGTATATAGTTTGTTTGATATTATATCAGGAAATACAGACTTTGATTTAACAACAGGAACAAGTGACGCAGAAAAATTTGCAGAAGCAGATGATGCAATATTTAATGCTACTGATATGACAACATATATTGATAGTGTTGTTAATTATTTAGAAATTCTTATACAACCACAAACAGATAAAAATGGTATAACTGCAAGTATCGGTCCTAAATTGCTAGGTGAAGATGACCCTACAGGAGCTGCTTCAGAAGAAATTAAAATAGCATTAGGTGATGTATTTGAATTAGTTAACAGTTGGTCGCAAGGAACTATTGATAATGAAGATGGTACAACAACAGTATTTACTGATGTAAATCCTAAAATACCTGGATTATTTACAGCTAAAAAACAAGAAAGAGACCCTCAAACAGGTGAAATAGTAAGTCGTTCAAGTGAATTTTATACAGGATATAACATTCAAATTGATGACAAAAATCAATATGTTAGATACGAAGTAGACCCTGTAACAGGAGACCCAATATTAGAAATAGTTAGAGATGAAAATGGTGACCCTATAAAGCCATGGTTTACACGTGGTTCTGCGGCAGAAGCATTTATTGGAATGTCACCTACTGAAATATTTAATATGCAACAACAATTAGCTGCTGCAGGATTAGATTTATCATCTTATAATTTTGTTCCAGGAGAAATAGACTTTTCAACAACAGAAAATGAAATAGGATTTTTAGCAAATTTAATGACACAAGCAAATGATATGCAATGGTTAGCACCAAATATGCAATATATAGATAAAGAAGCACCAACAATATTAGGTCAATTATCACCATTTCTTAAATTAAGAGAAGATGATATGTTATTGTCAGGTCTTGCTATAGACCCAGCTTTTGAAAAACAATTAGAACAATACGGACAAGAAGTTTTACCTCCTTCAGATGTAGAAGTAAAACAAGCTATAGATGGTTTATTTGCATCTAAAGGATTAACAGCAACTGCTGCAGATTATAAAAAATATGGAGAAATATTAGCAGATTTACAATCACAAGCAGCCGCAAGAGAAATAGAAATAAAGCAAAATCAAATGTCATTAAATGACATAATAGGTTTATCTACAGGAGAATATACAAGAACTCCTGGACAAGGGTTCAGTGATATTAAATTTAATGTTAAATTACCTACTCCTGAAGAAGCTAGAAATAAATTAGGAAAGCCTGTACTTAATTCTATAAATGTAGCTCAGGAATTAAGTAATCAGTTTGAAAAACTAGAAAGTGGTAAAATATCAGCAGTATCTGAAATGTCAGGTAGAAGAGCTTTAGCAAATAGTTTTAGAGATAACTTTTTAGCTTTTGAGGAGAGTTGGTAATGGAATATACACCACAACAATTAGCAGAATTTTTACAATTTGCAGTTAATTATTTAAAACTGAATGAAGAAAAAGTAGAGTTTATTAGTGATAATTTACATTTAGACCCAACTAAAGATAAGGATATACAAAAATATATAGCTATTGCTTTAGCTGAACATGGTGAACCTGAAACTGCAACAAGCACTGGTATAGCAACAAACACACCAGGAGATGGTGGTAATTCAAGAGGACCATGGCAGATACACATACCTACATGGGAATCAACATTAAGAACGTATGAAGTGTTTGATAAGTATGATGATATTAAAGAGGCTTTAGATGACCCTGGATTAAATGCATTAGCTGCAGTTATTATTGCACAACAAAAAACAGGAGATGAAAGAACTGATGGAATTAATAATTGGCAAACAGTTATGAATAAATCAAAAACAGAAGCAGGAACAGAGATAATAGAGGATGACCCATATGGAATTAAAAGTGGTAAAGGACAACTTTATGAGTTTACTGATAAATATGAACAACAAATTATGACTGATACTTTAGGACAAGAACAGCAAGAAACAGAACTTATCCAAGATAAAGTAGGGAGTATTCAAAAAGAAAATGCTGAAAGATTTCAAGAAGATTCTATAAACATGGGATTAATAAGAGGTAAGTTATTATCTGCACAAGAAGGTAATTTATTTAATTCACCTGAAACATTTGTACATATGGTAGGTGGAAGAATGGCACAAGTAAGTGGTTCTTCTATAAATGAAAGAATTAAAAATTCATTATCTAATGTAGATGTTAACAATTTATCTAACAGTATGGCATTAGATTTGTATTCTACTTTAATTAATCCATACGTTCCTGTTAATGCAGAATATGGAGGATTAACAGCAAGTGGAGATACAACTAATATTATGGATAAATTACAAACTCAGATGTTTGAAGATGATGCCAAATATTACGATACTAAAACTAAAAAAATATATTCAGGTAGTGAGATAAATAAAAAAGATGCATTAGTTAGAAATGCTCATTATTCAAGACTTAAAAATAGTACATCAAGTGATGACTTAGGTAATTTAATGTTAACTTATCAATACATTTTAAGAAACAAAAATCCTTATGTGAAAGTAGATGACAGTATTTCATCAGAAGTAGCTAATAACAAAGAAGAAGATAATAGAAAAGAATTAATGAATGAATATCCTCAGACAAATAAATATATGAAACCTGATGATAATGCAGGTGCAAACTTCTTAGATAACTTTGAAAAAGTATTACGTATTAATCCACAAAATGGAAATAAAAAAGTAAATAATAATGTAGGAAATGCTTCACGTGATTTTATGAGAGATAGATAATGGCTACAAAAATAAAATGGAAAGATGATGAAGAGTTAGTAGAAGTATTTGAAAGCATGGGTATGCATAACATTGATGAATTTGTTGATGGAGATTACATTAAAGAAGATTTTTACAATGATGATGGTGTTCAAACATTATTAGAAAAAGGAATGTCGTTAGCTGAAATTATAAGGTTGTAAGGTGCAGGTCCAAAGGTTTGAGGAAAGAATACTTAATGAGTTAACTGTATTAATAGATAATTCATCTGCGTTAGAAGAGTTATCAGAAATATGGGATGGTCTTGGTTCAGAAGCTCAAAAAGAAGTAGTAAGAGGTATATTAGAAGAATTTGAAAGAGGAACAACCAATCCTGATATAGCAACAATGTTAGCAGCACAGGCTACTTCACAATCAGGAATATCTTATGAGTCACAAGGACAAATATTTTTAAATGTTAGAGAGGAAGTAATAGCTCCTTTACGTGAAATGAGAGACAGTCTTGTAGCTGAAAATACAAATTTAGAAACAGCGTATTTCGGAGATAGACCAGAACCTAGAAGAGAACCTAGAAGAGAACCTAGAAGAGATAGACAACAAACAAGTCGAAGAAGCGGTTCAGGAAATCTTACTGTAGAAGAAGGAGACCATAAATTTTTTATTGAATTGTACGAAGCATTAAAAGAAGATAATCCTGATTTTGAAAATTATTTTAAAGAAGCTGTTCTTGTAGAAGACATGACATTTGATGAAATATTTGATATTAGCAATAGAAATAAATTTGTTATGGCATTAGAGAATATGGGTATTACAACAAGAAAATATGGTTTAGATGTTCAAAGTTCTGGAGATTGGCATCCTGTTGGTAATCAACTTTATGAATTTGTAGATTTTGATTACATTAAAGAAGATTTTAGCTGGTGGGTAAATCAAACACCAAGTGGTAATGCAGTACAAGAGTTTGCTAAAAAGAATAAAACTGTTCTTTCTCATACTGGTTTAAAATTTACAAGCATACAAAATATACCTGATAATTGGGTTATGTTAAATCAGTTTCGTTCAGGAGATATTGATGACAATACTCTGCCTTTATCTTCAAGAAATAATAGAGATGTAACAATAAAAAATAATTTTGATGAACTAGCAGAAGCATATGCTCGTAATAGATTATTTATATTTCCTGAAGATATGGAAACAGTACAAAATAAACTTGGAAAGTTACATAATAAAATAATAAAAACAAAATTATTTGAAGGTGGTAGCGATAAAATAGTTTCAAAAATAGGTCAAAAAGTAGGTCGTGGTAATAATGAAAGAACTCTTAACGCTTTATTTTCATCAAGAATAAATACTTCCGCACACGAATCAAGTTTTTATGAATCATTAAATTTGCTTTATGGAAGAAATGATACAAATGATATTACAAGGTTAATTAATAGAGCTGTAATAGATACAGTACAAAAAAGAAATTCAATACTCATCGGTTCTAAAAAAAGGGGTGGAACTATGAATTATCGAAAAAGTATTGTAAAAGACAGAATACCAAATGGTAATCCTAAAGAATGGTTTGATAAAATAAAACAACGTGGTTTGCCTTGGCAGAAAATATCTACTAGACCTAGTCAAGTATTTGGTTTAGTTTATACATTACCTGATGGAACAGACATAATAGCAACAATATTAGGTAGTGATGGTTCAGGTTCAAGACAATATGCACACCAAATAGAACCTAATGGTGCAATAGTAGCTAATTTTATAAATCTTGAACCTTCCCATGTAATAGGTGCTTATCCTAGTATGAAAAAAATAGAATCGGTTAAAAAAGGTTTAATGAGACAATCTGCTACCTGGTGGATGGAACTTATGGAATATGCAGATGAAGTTGGTGTGGCTTTTGTAAACTCACCTATCAATGCTCACGTTGCAGATACTTATCATGGTCTTGGTACTTTTGACTTTCAAAATAACCATAAACCAGGAGTAGATATTGGATGGGATGGAGCTGGTGGTATGGTTAGAATGCCAATACCACCTGAAATAAATAAGTTAGGAAAAGGAAGAAGATTTAAATTTGATTATAGTTTAGTGCAATTTGCTGTAGGAGCTCCTTATCTTAATAGTGACAAAGTTATAGTAAAAACACTACCTATTAGAAACGCTTTAGATTCAAGAGATGTCAGATTCTTAATAGCTGCATCAGAAGGATATTATGACCCTGAAAGTGATTATATAAAAATGGGTTCACGAATAAGGTCAGAGTTAAAAAATGAGAGGATTCTTACTAAATATCTTAAACGAGGAAGTTTAGATGCAAATTCTTTATTTCCTACTTACAGCGATAAAATTAATAATTTGGATAATGCAGTTAGTGGTTCTTATTTAGCAGATTTTACTACTCTTAATGAAATTTTTAATTTAATTAAAAACGGACAAATTCCAACAAGTGACATTGCAAGAATACTATTAGCATCAGATGCATTAGATGATTATGTTTTAGGAAATTTAGTAGAAGGTGCTGATGGTTATGTGGAACATCCTATATGGAAAAGAAATGAACCTCTTTCAAAAAGCATTCTTGATGAATTAGGAACAGCACAATTTGAAACAGGTGACGCAACAAAATTTAAAAAAACATTAGAAGGTGTAAGACATTTAGCTAGTGAAAACTTTGATTGGGCAACAGCAAATATGACTAGAGAAGCAGGGAATTTAGATTTCTTAATAAGCTCTTTATTATCACAAGCAAATGATATTGTATTAAATTATACAGAAGGTAGAAGATTAAGAGATACTTTAGGAACAGATGCAGAAGTTAAGACATTAGCTGATAGAATAGCTGATGTAAACGGTTCATATACTATTGTTGAAGATGCTCGTCAATTACCTACAGAAACTTTACAAACATA